TGCGGTTGCTGTTGTAGTCTTGCCAGTCGCATTATTGCCGTATATTTTTGCATCTTTACCGTCAAAGTTAAATTTTTCTTCTTTGATTCCAGCAAAGTTCGATATAGTTAACTTATTTATTTTCATATCTTTCCTCATGCTCCTTTTTTAATCTTCCGATGACCTCTTAGAACCTCGATAATTAAATTTTTTATTCGTTCATGGCTGTCTGGATTGATTTCATGTATCTGCACAAGCTTATTGTTTGTTTTGTAACTGTCGTGATAGTGCAAGAAATTAATCGATAAGTATCCGTGATGATTACGTTCAATTTCCAATAATGCTCGTTGGTTTGACAAAGTATATTCGTCGAATAACGTCTTAAAAATATTCAATATATTTCTTTCTGTATCTCTCATGCTTATACCTACCATTTCATGACTAAGTTAATTAGTCTGTCCTGTTCATCTGTGTTATTTTCAATCCATTCATAAATACTTTGTTTCAAAATATCTAAAGCTGTGTATAGATCGTTCTCGTCAGAAACTAGTAGCCCGTCAATTGAATTTCCTTCATGATCTAAAACGACTATTTCGACACTATATGCTCGCTTCTTAACTCTTAATTGAAAATCAAAGCCATCTACATTAAATATTTTTCGACATACGTCACCCGTTTTGTAATACATTGTTTTAGTCCTCCTTGTCGTCATCTATACCGAGAATTTTTTGTGATTTACACATTTGGAGAACATTGACAATATCTTTATAACTCTTAGTGCTATCCAATAAGTAAGCAAGATCAAAAGTATGACCAATCACAGAACTTGAACCTGCTAAATAATCTCCGTCGATAACTCCTATTGATGAGAAAAGCAAAATATCAAATTTACTTTCTCCCTTAATTTCTTTCGCTAATTCATACAATTCTGCCGTTTTTTCAGATAATAAGTCTTTTATTTCTTCCTGCGTCATGTCTTTATAATTTTTAGTCATGGTTGACTTCCTCCGTTTTTCGTTTTATATTTAACTTGAATTTTATTTCTTAAATGTTTGTTACTGTTACTTGTTGGCGCAAGTAGCAGTTTTTTTATTCTTCATAAAAGTATTCTTTATAGAATATGAATGTTGCGATACTTGCGAATCCTGCAATTGACCACGCTGTAGTGAAGTATAGAAACGGCATGAGTACAATCGCTAAGACTGTAAAGCACAGTACTGCTATTAGGTAGCTTTTATATGTGTCGCTCATTTGGCATTCTCCTCTTCTTTCATTTTTATAATCATGTCGATATATCCTCTCTCTAATGCAAAGTCGAATAGCATTTGTTGAATGTGTGGTGGCATTTCTATCATTCCTTTCGTGTATAATGTTGTTATCTCCTAGTGAAAGGAGGGATAACTATGACAAATTTCTATCCACATCAATTTGCTTCCGCATATATTCAAACGCTCCCACATGCTAAAAAGTTGGAAGAATTCAATAATAGATCTGATTATCAGGAGTATTTGAATAAACGTCGTCAAGTTTATTTCCGTCAATATATTGAAGCAATAGAATTCGCTGAAAGTTCAGGTGAATCACTTAATGAAACTGATAACGGATAATCAGCGTTTCTAGTGTTTTTTTCAATCTTCCAAACCTTCCAAGTCGCAACTGCCATTGTGATGAGGAAGGTTGTTTTATATAGTGTGTTCATTTGTTTATGCTCCTTTGCATTTCCAAAAATTTAATATAATTTAAATTCGATACCATCTATTTGAATGTATAGATTATCTAAATCAGGGATTGCCTTTTTATATAAACCAAATCTTGATTTGATATCTGCTAATAAATAGGTATCTAAGTTACCAATTGATAATAGTCGTCTATTATTTGCTTCGTCATAGTAGTAATAGATGACTTTTTTGTTTTGAGCTTCCATTTGCTGTGCCCTCCTGTTAAGCAGTTACGTTAGCTTCATAACCGAATTCAGTCATGATTTCATGTATTTTCAATCTGCCTTTTTGTGTCCATCTAGTTTGTAAAACTGTGTCTTCTCTGCCATCAGAACGCACAATTGTTATAGTGTCTGAATCTGTGTAACTCTTGCCCATGTGTTCTGAGTAAAGCACCCACTGTTTATTTACTTTTCGTTGTAGTCTAGCTTCGTGTAGTAGTTTGTTTAACTTTTGTGCTGATATACCGTAGTCTGCCGCGATTTGAGTTGTGGCTAATGTGCCAGTTGACTTTAAGATTTCATCTACATAGTCTGCTTTGGGTTTTAGTTCTCCGATTTCTTGTTGTAAAAGTAAGTTTTGCTCTTTTTCTTTCTTATACTCAGTCAACACTGTAATGATGTAGTCTGGATCTTTTAATGTTTGTTCAATTACATTGTCTGTTGCGTATATACCGTGTTTTCGAATAGCTGGTAGGACATCTGATGTTACCCATCGTTTGAATTTCCGAGCGGTTTCTCTAATGTTTTCGTTTTTACTTTGTTTAGAAGCATCGAAGATTAAACTGTATAATCCTGATTCGTTGATAATGATCATATTTCTGTTTTGACCTGATGCACTAAATTGGTGCGTCAGCTTGTCCTCGCTATCAACATGATTTCTGATGGCATTGTCTGTCCTTGCATACCCTAAAATCTCAGCAATATCTTTTCCTACAAAATAAGGTTCGTTTTCAATTTCCACTGTTCTTACTGGTAGCTCTTTAAAATTAAATGTTTGTAATGCTTGCATCGTTCATTCCTCCTTTTAAGACATTTGTTTCCCTTCGACTAAAACGTATTTAAAATACGATTCATCTTTTAAAAAAATAATCTCATCAATAGAGATATTTAATGTTTTGGCAATTCTAAAAGCATCTCTAGGTTTAATCATTTCTGGGTTATTTTCCCAAATGTTATAAGTAGATGGTGAAATGCCAAGTTTTTCAGCAAAAGACGACTGGGTATAACCTTTTCGTTTTCGCCATTCATCTAATTTCAGACTTTGTTTGATGTAGTTCATTTTTTAACCTCCTTGTTAAGTTCTGACTAAAGTATATCGTAATTTAAATACGATTTCAAGTGTTTTTCGTAATTATTTTAGAATTTTACGTATTTTTATTTTCGTAAATCGTATTTTAAGGGTTGCAATTACGATTTTTCATAGTATAATAAAAGTGTAAAAAACATTATATATAAGGAAGGAAAACAAAATGGCTTTCAAAAATTCCATAAAAGAAATCAGATTGAACAATAGATTGTCTAAAGTTGAGATGGCTAGAAAATTAGATGTTTCCGAAGGTACTATAAGAATGTGGGAAAGCGGAAGAACTGAACCTAGAATGGGTATGGTCGAAAAAATTTCAAGTTTGTTCAACGTTTCTAAAGGTTATCTCTTAGGAGAAATTGAAGAAATTGTTTTACCCGAATTTGATAGCGAAATCGAGGTTCCATATTTCGGTAAAGTTTCTGCTGGAAATTTCGAAGAAGTTGCAATTGATAATGAAAAATTAAAAGTTCCACCATTTGCTTTTAACGGTCGTAAACCTAGCGAATGTATAGCACTAAAAATAAACGGAGATAGCATGAATAAAATACTCGCTAACGGTTCTTATATAATTGTCCATGATTATAGAAAGTCTTGTGATCATAAACTTAGCAGCAACGACATCCTTGTATTGCGTCTAGGTGGTGAATATACAGTTAAACGTGTGAGACGTACTGAAACAAAACTACATTTAGACCCAGTAAGCTATTCAGATGAATTTAAAACTAATTCTTACGATTTAGATTCTATTGATGAAATCGAAGTGATAGGCAAAGTTATTTATAACTATCGAATTTTTGATTAATAGCGTCTATGTGGCGCTTTAATATAAACCAAATGAAGGAGAAATTGAAAATGGCAGGAGATAAATTAACTTTTAAAGAAATTCTAACAGAAACAAAAATGTTTAGTAAGTTAAGCAATAGAAAGATTGACATGTATAAAAAAATGACAACAGATGAAAAAAGAAAGATATTAAATGATTTTAAAGAAGGAAAAGAACTTGATATCCAACTTTATAAATCTGAAAATTTTAAAAACACTAACGAAGAATACGAATCAAAATCAGCTAAAAGTTTAAACGGACAAGGTATTAAAGAAGCTACCGACGTTACGACTTACGCATATCAAAAGCAAAATATTAACCCTACACTATTGAAAGTCTACAACGGTTTAGGTACATTCACAACAAACGTAGATAAACAAGCTAAATTCGTATTCTACGATACGCAATTAAAACAAAACTTTGTCTCTATAGCTCAACGAGACGAACTAATAAAGCAAAATAATAGAATTATCGAGCAAAACAACGAAGTCATAGATTTATTAAAACAAATAGCAAATAAAGGAGTGTAAAACATGAAAAGATTATTATATTTAATTTTAGCTAGCGCGTTAGTATTAGGTGCATGTGGTAGCAACGACGGCGATAAGAAAGAGGAAAGCAAGAAAGCGGAAACAAAGAAAGAGAACAAAGACAAAAAGAAAGAAACTAAAGACAAAGCAGAAGTGAAAAAAGAAAATGCTAATCAAAACGATAACAATAATCAAGTAAACAACGATAACAACACAAATGTTAATGATCATCAACAAACTAATAACGCACCTAAACAAAATCAAACACAAAATAATCCCACTTCTAATAAAAACAACAATGCACCAGTGAAAGATGAGTTTTCAAGTGACACATCTTATAACGCTTATCAAGAAGCTAAAAGAGCAACAGAAGAAAACAAACGTCAGAATGGTGGCCATACTGCCGGCATAGGTGGTTCATGGGCAGTACAAGACGGACAAGACTATAATTCATGGAAGAAAGCACAAAATGATTTTGACAATTTTAAACGTCAAAATAGCGAAGTGATTCAACAATAAAATTTCGGGTAGCTCGCCTACCCTTATTATTTTTTACCAATTTTGAGGAGGGAGCACATGAAAGTAGCAATTTATACTAGAGTAAGTACACTTGAACAAAAAGAAAAAGGACACTCTATTGAAGAACAAGAAAGAAAATTAAGAGCATACAGCGACATAAACGACTGGACTATACAAGGTGTTTATGTAGATGCTGGCTATTCTGGTGCTAAAACTGACCGACCTGAACTTAATAGATTAAAGGAAAATTTATCAAAAATAGATTTAGTATTAGTCTATAAGTTAGACAGGTTGACGCGTAATGTAAAAGATTTACTTGATTTATTAGAAATATTTGAGCGAGAAAACGTATCTTTCAGAAGTGCCACAGAAGTTTATGATACATCGACGGCAATGGGTCGCCTATTCGTCACTTTAGTAGGTGCTATGGCTGAGTGGGAACGTGAAACGATAAGGGAAAGGGCAATGATGGGCAAGCAAGCAGCGATTAGAAAAGGCATGATATTAACACCTCCCCCATTCTACTATGATCGTGTAGATAATAAATATATTCCTAATAAATATAAAGATGTAGTTGTGTGGGCTTATGAAGAGGTTAAAAAAGGAAATAGCGCTAAAGGTATAGCAAGGAAGTTAAACGCATCTGATATACCACCACCAAACGGCATACAGTGGGAAGATAGGACAATAACAAGAGCTTTAAGGAGCCCTTTATCAAAAGGGCACTATTTTTGGGGGGATATATTTATTGAAAACTCTCACGAACCAATAATTACAGATGAAATGTATAACGAAATAAAGGAACGCTTGAATGAACGTGTTAATGCGAAAACAATAACTCATACTTCAGTTTTTAGAGGTAAACTCATCTGCCCTAATTGCAATGGAAGATTATGTTTGAATACCAGTTATAGAAAACTTAAACGTGGAGATGTTATACACAAAAATTATTATTGTAATAATTGCAAAGTTAATAAAAATGGTGCTTTTTCATTTACCGAAAAAGAAGCTTTAAAAGTATTTTACGATTACCTTTCTAAGTTAGATTTAAGTAAATACAAAACAAAAGAAAAAGAAGATAAAAAAATTGTAACCATTGATATAAATAAAGTTATGGAACAAAGAAAAAGATATCACAAATTATACGCAAACGGCATGATGCAAGAAGAAGAATTATTTGAATTAATAAAAGAAACTGACGAAAAGATTTCAGAATACGAAAAACAAAAAGAGAGAGTTCCTAAAAAACGATTAGATGTCAGTAAGATAAAAAATTTCAAAAATATTCTTTTAGACTCATGGAATGCCTTTACTTTAGAAGATAAAGCAGACTTCATTAAGATGGCCATAAAATCTATTGAAATAGAGTACATTCACGTTAAAAGAGGGAAAACTAAGCATTCTATCAAAATAAAGAATATTGATTTTTATTAA